GAATGAGCATAAGCTGACATAAATTCTCCATTTAATAAAATTAAATCTTCTGCTTCAATAATACCATCTTTGTATGGCCCTAAATCGTATTCTGTTTGAAGTGTGTTAAAATCATCTAATCCAGAGGCGTCAAATATGTTTAAGTCTACGCTCTGCTTCCATCCCATCATCCAGATTGCATAACCTTGACTATCTAAGGGGCTGTTATATAGATTAGATGCTCTCATATCCATTGGTGCTTGAGCATTAATATAATTCCAAGAGTTATTACCAAGTAAACCTGCAATTTCTTCTACTAGAGCAATAGAATTTTCATCTCTTTTTTGAGTTGATACGCCTTGCGTAACAATAAAAATCCCAAAAGTTGCCTCTCCTACAATTTGACCACCTTCTCTACTAATGGAATTAAGACCTAAACAAGCAACTAGGGCTGCTGGACTCTTAACAGCCCAACGTTTTAATTCCTGCAAATCGAAACTGCCACCATGAGCACGGCAAGTTCTGATGCTGGTAATATTAGTATCTATAGTAGATACTATTGCATCTCTAAGAGCTAGTAGGCTGCTGCTCATACCGAAACCCCTAGCATTTCTTTGAACCAAGTTCTTATTTCTTCTTCAATAGAATCTTCGTTTTCGTTTGAAATTCCTAAATATGGTCTAGCTGGATAAGTAGCCATATGTTTTCCAAAAGCTAGTCTTTTATCTCCGTATTGGTGCGTAGCAGCATATTTTAGGTTAGATCCTATCTCTAGCTGTGAACCATCTGGACTAACAACATAAGTTATAGACTCTAATAGATCACCATCATTCCTTAACTTTGAATGTTGTGGACCTCTAGTCTTAGCATAAGCATCTGACCACTCTGGCCATTTATTGCCTTTGTAATCTGGTCCTTCACTTTTAATTCTTTCTACAGTTTGACTCTCTATTATACTACCAATAGTATCTAACAAATCTTTAGTATCAGGATAAGAAAGCTTATCTAAAAACTTCCTAAAACGTACAAAACCTTTTAATTCAATGCCTGCACTCATAATAAACCACTCATCTTTGTTCTAGTAAATTGTCTATCTGGGTTGTCAGTAGATAATTGAGGCACATCGTGCGCGGTTTCGTCGTAAACATCTTCACCGAGTTCTGCTACACCTTTAGCAATATCTTTTAGCCAAGCTCTAGTGTCTTTGTAGCGTTCCTTTTTTTCATCTGTTAGTGCCCCACTATCCGCGCTCATAAAATACATTGCTAAGTCACAGCATGGGCGAACTAATACATCACCACTTGAACTTAATGGGAGATCGAACCTTACAGATAAATATGAATCAATATACTTTGAAGCGGTTTCTATGGCTGCGTCAATAACGTCCGCATCAGCTACACCATCACCATCACGATCAGAGGCAAGTAAAATTTGCTCTGAACCAAATTGCTTGGTTAAATCTGCCGATGTAGCATAAGTCGCCATATTTTACAGCCTCATTCTGCATTATTAAGATCTATAAGTTCCACTTGAAGATAAATTGATAAAGACTCTTCTATCTCTTTTATTTCAATTTCAGACAACTCTGATTTTAAAATAATTTCTGGTTCTTTAACAAATTTTCTATGAGCACACCAAAATCCTCTAGGTCGAGGTGAAGAAATTTTATAAGCTAGTAAAGGCTCTTTTTGTTCTAGTATTTCTTCTTCTGAGCTTTCAACCTCTTTAACTTCTAAAATTTCTTCTTCTTCTATTTTCTCAACCTCTAATTCAGGCAGTTCTGAACCCATAGTCTCTTCAACTATAGGCTCAGAAGCTGTCATCTTCGGAGGTTTGGAATTAGATATGCTCTTTTTTCTGCCACGCGCCATTTTTAAATCGCCTTAATTATGTAAGTTGATTAGTAACCAGAATATCAACTGCTTTATAATTCGGGTTAGATGCTCCATTGGCCAATACTTGAGTTTCAATTAAAGACCTAGCAGCGGCACGATTAGATGGACCACAAACTAATAAATCTGGTTTAATGTTCAACGATTTATCTTCATCAGATTTATAAGCCAACATTGCAGCAACGTAGGCATTAAAATTAGTTTCGTTGAGGGTATTCAATGAACCATAAGCCATCTGCCAAAAGCCAAAACCAACATTAACGCGGGCTTCAACGCCATATAAATACTTACGCGACATAAAAACATGTTCATCAGATAGCTTATTAAAGGCTTGGAACTGATAATCACGACGTTTTTGGAAGATGCAAGGCTTCAATGGTCGTTTGGTGTCTAACAACATCCAAAGATTACCACCACCAGCAGAATCATAGTTGCTTGCCGTAGTTGCGGCACCGCTAACTATTACTGGATGCGAAGCATTGAAAAATGGTTGACCATCAAAACAAAGCTCTGTGGCACCAGCGGCTAACAATGCAAAAACTAATTCATCAGGATGCATTGCAGCGGTATAACCCATTTCTGACATTAGGGATCCAAAGATACCAATTTGATCGTCTTCAATATCATTACGATCTACCTCAATAGTAGATTCATAATTTTTATTGGTGATGGTGTAACCATGAGCTTGGAGATTCTTAATAATGCGATCTCCTACCCACTCACGTAAACCAGGAAATTGGCCAAGCCAGTTATAGGTAGTAGCTGCACCAGAGCTAGGTGCTAAACTCGCAACTTTTTGCCAATCTGGACTGGCGCGACCAAAACCATCTACAAATGCAGCACTAAAATTAGTGAACATTGCTGAAAGTGTGCTTCTATTAACTATCATTTTTATTTATTCCTTTCGTTTTCCTTATCAATTATTCGCCAGCCCAAACACCAACACCACCGATTACATACCAAGTATCTACGCCATCAGATACTAGGATTGCATAATCACCTTTGACTGCTGTTGCTTTGGTATTAATTATATCTTTATCCGCCACGCCTGTTACGTCTACAGCTTGAATTGTTCCTACAATCTTATCTGAAGAGTGTGGGCTGATTGATAACTTTGCGGCACCAGAGGCTGCACTATTAATAACTGTTAAGCGTTGACCCTTATTACCTGCTGCACAATCTGGTAAAGTGATTACTGCATTATCTGTAGCATCTTCAATAATCATATCACCATCTGCGGCATTAACTACAGTATAGGTAGAGGTTTTGGTGTCGTACTTTTGTAGTCCGACAATTGATTGTGTTACCGCTAAAGTCTCAGCGATTGTGCAAAGTCCGCTTACTACAAGATCGTCACCTACTGTGACATCATCAGTTGTAGTTACATCTGCAAAAGTTGGGCTGTCGCCAGTACCTACACCTAAATTGGTTCTAGCCGTAGCAGCAGAGCCAACGTCGCTAAGATTGTTAGCCGCTGTAAGACCACTTACTAATGAAACTGGAGGTTTGGTTTCGACGTAAACACCATTAGCATCGATATCAACCATAACACCAGCGGCACTCTTACCTGTTGCTGTAGCGCAAACTGTTTGATCGTCTTCAATATAAACTGTGTCACCAATATTAGCCTTAGTTACTGCATCACCAGAACTATTAGCCCAGTAGAAAACACCAGCTTCTACTGAAACGTTGATAGCTGCGGCTAAGCCAGAACTATTATCTGCTCTAGCATTAGCTCTACCTACGGCTACTTTACCTGTGGCTGTGGTTCCTGGTTCTGCGTTGCCTGCTGAATCAAGAACTACTAAAGCTCCTTGATAAATCAACTTTGAAGCGGCTACTGGATAGCTATATTCGCTACCCTCGCGTTTATTTGTATTTCTATCTGCTGAAAGTGCCATTTCTTTTATCCTTCCTTACTTTTTAATTAATTGCTTAAAAATTCCTTAACGTAATCAAGTTTTTTAACTTCAATTACTTTTTCAGGATCTATACCACAATCACGAGCCACTTGTTTTTCAACTTCAGTTAGCTTGTCAGTGCTTGTGGGTTTATCTCTACTATCTAAATCAGAATCTGCTACAACAACTGGAGCATCTTCGACAAACTTCTGAAATTTTTCTAAACCTCCGTCTATAGCACAAAGAGATTTGTGGTATTCAACTGTAGCTGGAGTTATTTTCCCCGCTTTCAAAGCAGCGGCTATAGCAGTATCAATCTTTTCTTGTTTTGAGTTAGTTTCTAAAACTGCTACTTTTTCTTTAAGCTGATTCATACTAGCAATAGCTACGTCATAATCTGCACGTGGTACAAATTTATCAAGCTCTACTGGTGTTTGAGCAGCTAGTTGCTTTTTAGCTTTTTCAATCTCTGATGTCATTTCAACATTCTTAGAAATTAAAGCTGCTAAGGCTTCTAAGGCTTGATCTTCTGTAGTTTCTTCGCTGAGTTTTAACAATGCCAATAGTTTTTCTAACATTTTATGGTTCTCCAATGGTTGTGATGTAGTTCTATTTACATCATCATTTGTTTGTGCCAATGCTGGCATATCTAATGCTGGTCTATTAACTAGACCTGCTGAAATTATTTCTATGATCTCTTTTGCTTTGTTTACGTAAAATGCTGGTGAGATATAGCGGTATTCTTTATTCTTTAAAGACTCGACTCCTTTTGGTGTCCATTCAACTCGCGCCCATACTGCGCCTTCTCTAACTTCCATTTCTTTTACCCAACCAGAAGCGGGAGCTTGTTCACCTTTTGGTGCTTTAAGTTCGCTTGCATGTTGCCAATCAATAGGCACGTCACGAGGATCTTTATTGAAAACATCAACTATTTGTTGCGGGTTTGAATTTTTAAATTTTCTACCGTCAAGAGCAGTTATTTCTTTGCCTGCTGGTATTAATTGAATCCATTCTGGTAGTTCATTCTCTGCATTTAAAGCTATCTGACAAAGATTTAAAAAGGCTTTGTTCGTAGCTTGATTACCACATAAAACTAAAAATCTGTTACTGGGCAAAATTCGCATTGCCAGTCTATTATATCATTTTAAATTTTTTGTAACTGTGGAGGTTGTGGAGGTTGTGGAGGTTTTTTATTATTTTTTACTATTTTTTGTTAATTTTCGTACTTCATCAGCATTAATTAGGTAGTAACCTGTGACTGTTTTCTTAACGTCTTCTAATTTGGATGGTAAACCATCTACAGAATTTTTACACCAATTATGCACAGTATTAATATGAACTCCAAGAATAGAAGCCGCCCTTCTAGGTGAAATTCTTTTTTCTTTCATGTCTTAACCTTTTTTAAAACTGAATTAAGCTCTTTTTCAGTTTTGGATTGCTTTAGCTGAGTTTCTTTTAATACATCTTTAATTTTTTGGTCTCTATACTTGCCTGGATTATAATTGAATCCTGGTTGAATTCCCTTTGGTACTTTTTCTGTCTTGCCAGTTGTTTTATTTTTGTACTCTTCAAATTCTAATTTTGGCGAGTCACTTATTCCGCGTCTTTCACCTTCCAACTTACCTAGTTGGATAAGATAACACCGTCAACCATAACCATTCATTGGAGTAGCGTAGTCCCAAAAAGGATCATCTACTGGAAGTATTTTCCCTTCCCAAGCTACATGCTCTTGTCTATGATTAGCTGATGGTCCAAGATTATAACTTAAATACGGCCTAACTTTTTTAACACGTTCAATTCTATCCCATTGACCTTTTGCTCTAGCTTGCCTTGTGTTTGTATCGTAAATAATTTTTAGCCTAGATAATTCCCCACGCTCTTTATTATATTGTGTCCAACCAGATTGATCGAAAGTCCCCTTTATATTTTTTGCCCATTCTTTAAATGGAACACCATCTTCTAGTGCAGAGGTTAAAGAGCTTTGAACTTTATCTAAAACATCAAGCTCTAAAACTTTAGCAATAGTAAAAGCTGTATTATGTTCTTCTTTCCAAATATCTTTATAACTAAAACCAACTTTTAGTTTCTTAGCTATAAAAAAAGCCATAGCTTCTTTTGGTAATGGCCCTATTCCAAACTTAACTGGCATTATTTATTACCTCGATAACCTGGACAATC